ATTAAGTGTGGGACATATGTCTCTCCTTGGTAAATAGGTGGCATTATAGCTGCTTAGATCCATTGCAGGGATAATACAGACGTATTTAATTCGGGAGAAACCGAAAAGGTCCATCACATGGTTGCAGAGCCAGCCTACCTCTCCTTCTATTGCTAGAAGGGGACGGATATTCGCAAAACTTTGTTTGCCATTGATCAATCCCAGTAGGAGAATCCCTGTTAAGTATTCATGTATAGTGGAACTTAACCCCATATCTTAGTGAAATTTGTATGATTCAAATTTTCTAACCTTTAGTTAAGGAACAATAAGTTCAGTAACAATAAAAGCTTAGTCAAATTGTTTCATAAACCAAGTATCTTTTTTACGCTGCATTGCTGCAGTTTTGAAAAGATTTTTGGCAAATTTTGCAACAGCTTGGGAGATTTCCTGATTATGTCTATCAGCAACTATATTATTAGGATCTGGAATAGTAACAACTTTTAAAAGTTCTCGCCATTCCTTATTCTTAATAAGTAGTTTTGTTCTGTCTTCCACTCTTCCTAACTCAGCCTGAAGGCTTTGCCAAGAAGGGTGATAAGGCATAGCAGAATAGATATCATCAGAAAATATCGTGTAGTCTACGAATCCACAGGCAATTAACTTGTTAAATCTTTTATGTAATCCTTTAAGGAAAGCTTTAAGATTCTCGTTAACTTGCATAACTTCACGTATAACTGTTCTTTCAAATAACCAATCTAAATATTCCTTAGCGTCGGAAGTTCCGGCTCTAGGGAAAGGATGCATTTCTTCATCTTTTCTTGAAATTAATTCAAGAATTGATTCAGAATTGCCATCTTTTATATATTTCCAAACTGTGGTAAATTCCTCAGCTCGGTTATATATTGATTTAGCTTGTTTTCTTGGAAGACCAAGTTTTATGTAGAAGTCATAAACAAGACCAGGCACAGTTGTGTATCTTTGCATTGGCATATTATTCATAATATGATAAATAAGCGGAACGAGTAAGTTATATTTTAATCTAGAAGATATTAATCCTCTAATTGGAATAGGACTTATTTCGATCCCTTTATGAATCCATCTTTTAGCAAATTCATACGTATCTTTCGATTCGTGTGTTTTGTACATAGATATACCAACTCCTAACTCTTCCATAGTAGAGATATATTTCTCTGAAACAGCTTTATTAGCTATAACTATATCATCTCCTAGTAACATATAATCCTTAAATGGTAGGTTTTCACCTGCGCACTTAGCGCTATATTGTACTACAAGATGATGAGTTAATGCAAATACAGCCCATGAACTATAAGCTCCCATGGGTTGACCAGTTCTGTATAATACAGTACTATCATTCCACGGAACATATACTTCATGTTCAGTTAATATTCTTGACCATGATCTAGCTATTGCATCAGATGATAAATGACTCATTAACTTCTCTTGAAGTTTAACGGGAAATCTATCAGTTGCTGCAGTTAAATCAATACTATAGTAGGGACCCTCTTTCTTGATTTGGAAAGGGTCTTGATCGAAAGTCCTATCTTGAGGTATTAACCTTAATTGGTCAAAACACCAAGAATGGATTCCTTTCAAGGCTGTTTGAGTCCAATAGTCAAAAATACAAATTATTCTAGCTTTTCCTTCGGGGTCATTCACAATTGATAATCTACGTAAGTAGGTTGCCAAATGTGGTGATTTCCCTTTGAAAAGTTTGAATAACGTATTTCTAGCTCTAAGACTAAGCAG